CCGGAAGTATCCTCAATGGACACATACGGATACGGGGTTGTAATCGCCTGAATAGCCGCCTGTGTTCCGCCTGCCACATACCATTTCTCGCCGAGCTCAACGATGTTTCCAATGCTGGGCGTGAAGGCTGCGAAGTTGATAGCTTCAACCAAACCAGCGTCTCCAGAGCGCACAATATCCCCCGCGCCGTGCGCATAGGTGAATGATGCAGTAACCGAGCATTGCTGGTAGCTGTTTGCCTGTCCAGTTGTGCATGAGGCCGAACTCGGAGTGACAACCTCGTACGTCGCGCCGGAGCCGATTGCAATCGCTGGAAGTACCGCGTAGGAGAAAGGATAGAAAACATAACCAGTTCCACCGCTCGAAGTCTTGCCGTAATTCAGGGTGATGGAGTAGCTGGTGCCAGCATTGCCACCGCCCGCGCCGACTACCAGAGCGGCACCTTGGCCCTGCCCTCCATAAGAGAAACTCAGTGCGTCAACGCGGCCACCAAAAGTTGTTGGACCAGCAGGAACCTGCGCTACGACGGGCAAAGCCAGAAGCAACGCGCCGATAACCAAGAGTGCCTTTTTCACGTCATTCTCCTTGGGCGTTCTGCCCGGTTACATTCCGCCCAGTGCGGGGCCTTCCTCGTTCTCTGCTTCGCCGTGCTGATGCTGCGGCTCCTCGGACTCTTCGCCGAGAAACTTGTCCATCGCCTCACGAGCCTCGTTTGCGGTGTTATGCTCACCGTGGTCCGTATGCTGTCCCTGCTCATCAATCGAGTGGGAGTGGGCTGCGATGCCGTCGTGATGTACGATGTGGTGCTTGTCGCCGTCCGTTACCTTGTGGCCAAGGTGCGCAAGCATATGAAGATGGTCAGGATGCTCTTCGCGGGTGCCGTCAGGATGCTCTGTGTGGAACGTCCCATCGCCGTGGTCATGGACGCTGTGAATCTGATCGCTGCCGCCGTCGCTCTTCTCTTGCTCTTCAGTCGATTCATGCGGCTTGGTTTCGCTATGCGGCTTGGGGGTGTAAGAGCTATTCCGCTCCCCGCCGCGCATCTTGCCGAGTCCGTCAAAGCCGTCTCGCGCCATTAGAGCGCCTCACTTTCGGTCGATTCCGGCAAAGATTCCACCGGAGGAGGGTCCGTAACACTCGGCTCCTGGGGAACGATGTTCACGCCGTCTTCCGGGGTTGGCTCTTTCGGCGCTACCGGCTCGTAATTCTCCTCAAGCAAGGCAGCGAAGCGATCCGCAAGGTGCGGGTCACGTGGAAGAATCAACTCATTATGCAAGAGTTGTACAAATTCACTCGTCTTCATTCGATGCTCCAATCTCAGGTTGCAACCCAAACGCCGCCTCGGTCAACCGGCGCACATCCGCCGACGACTTGGCCTTGATGGTTGAATCATCTCTCTTTTCTTGGGGTTGTGTCAAAGGAATCTTGCGGAGACGCTGAATTTCGGCCTCAAGTTGGGTATTGCGGTCATTCGCGGCAGCAATGGTTACGTCTCGGCCTCCAATGCAGTCAAGCATGAGTTTTTCAAGCTGGACATTCTTCTTCGCCGTAGCTGACCACCCGATTGCCTGAATCGCAACCACCACCAAAAGAACGAATATCACTGCCGCCATAAAGGACTCCATCCTTTCACGAGATTGTCCATATCCCGCATGATTATGCTGCCAAACAACACCGGATTTCTGGACTCACTGCCGCGCTTCCCATGCCTTGACCGTACTTTCCCAGAGTGCATCGAAGTCTGCTTTGGTTGGCTGATCGTGTGACGACAAAAACTCTCTAAATCTCCTTAAGTCCAACTCTCCAAATGCTACCACTTCTTCCTGCGTCCGAAGGTTTACTGCCGCGCTGCCCATGGAGACCCCTTCCTCGGATTGTTGTCCTGCTTCCATTTTGCCATAAGCACACTCTTTGCCGTCATGTCCGCCTTGGGACTCAAGCTCTGATAATACTCCTGCTGCCTCACTTGCAACGGTTTTGAGGCCGGACGGCCAAAGATTGCATACAGCCCGTACCCGGAACCTTGCAGCGGAGAATCAGATCCGCCAATCCCTGCCTCAATCTGCTCAACACGAATCGGGTCAGACTTCACAATTGGGATTATCCGGCGTAACTGGCGACACTTGTCGCTTACCTGCCAGCCTGGAATCTCTATCGGGTGCCCACCAGCATCCTCGCCCACTCTGATTCGCTTGGCCAGAAGTTCCCTCATCAGCGTATCGCGCCCCAGCTTGTCCCTTGTGCTTGGCAGCGGTATTGGGATGCCCTCACGACGCAATACAGGAGTCATGCGCTGATTCACAGACCGCATATCCGCGCCCATCGTCGCTGTGGTTTTGGCGTAGTTTGCATCGAATGACTGAGTGAAGTTCACAAAGTTGGGCATTACCAACTTTCCGTGTTCATCCTCTTCCATCGCCCATTCTGCCAGCGCCTCCGCCAGGTTCTCAGGGTCAAGGTGTTGCGTATAGAACTCATCGTAGGTATAGACCTCACCATCTGGACCCATGCAGTGTTTGTAGTAGCTTGCCGGGTCTTCATAGCCCCAGTTGCCTGAAATCCACCGGCGATACCAGTCTGGGAACCGAACGCTGCCATCCTTGAATACATGGATATTCTCATCCCACACGCCTCTGAAGTATCCGCCAGCCGCTCCCCACAGGCCGAACTTGAGCGCATCGCGCACATCTGCCGGGTACGCTTCCAGATTCTTGAGGAACGTCGGATCGTTGGCGAAGATCGGGTTGTCTAGATAGGTTGCCGGGAAATAGTCGTAATCCTCTGGATCAAACGCCGCCTTCTGGCTATCGTCCATCCCCATGCAGGGAATACCCTTGACGAACAAATCCTCTACCCACATCGCGCCAATGCCGATAGGATTGCCTGCCCCATACTTGCGCGGCTTGTTGCTCACCGGACAGCGATTCCAGGCCGCAACACTTGCCCACTGCTTGAAAGTGAACTCGCACAACTCATCGTAGCCCATGTGGAACCATTGACCTTGCCAACCCCAAACATCATGCTCATACTGCATTGAGCCGAACTTGGTCGTAGCGCCGTTGAGCCATGTGACCTGGTTCTTGCCCTCGTTGTACTGCCGGTAAAGCTCTCGCGGAAACGACTCGCGGAACCTGGTAATCACCGTAGCTTCGAGCATGGGGAATGTGCGCCGGAACAGAATCGTATGAACCTTGGGACCGTCCTCGTTGCTGAACTCGTTGCACGCTTGGAACTGCTCCATCAGCATCCCCATCGTCTTGCCGGGGCCAGCCGCGCCGCCCATGAACCCGTATGGTGCGGCTGAAGCATGGAAGCGGCACTGGAACGGGTATGGATCATATATCTTGCGTGTGTCGATTACAAACCGCTCTACACCAGATAGACCCATACCCTTAAACCTCCTTATCTGGATAGATGCCTGAGAAAATAGGCCGTTGTTTCATGCCTTCCACGTGGCGGTTCGCGGCCTCAATCTCCTCTCGGAGAGAATCAATCGTCGCCCCGCTACGGAGCGCGTTGATCGCCCAGTCGTATATCTCGTCACGCTCTACACCAGATAGATCCATACCCTTAAACCTCCTTCTTCCGGTAGACAATAAGACTTAAAGCCGGAATTGCTCCCCACACGGTTGTGGGATAAACGAACTGCCCCTGGTTGCCCTGCAATCCCTCGGCGAAGCCGAAACCTATCTCATCCATTTGCGGGCTGATTGATTCCAGCAAGACGCATAACTTCTCTAGCGGGGTGGTCACATAAGACGCCTTCTTGTCCATGATTCTCCTATCCGTGGTAGATGACGAGTGAGCCGGACGTGGGAGCCGTAGCGAACAGGCCGCGAACCCACGGCACAGCGCATGAGATCGTAGCAAGAGCACCGGCAGCGATAGACGAGCCGAGAGATGCGTACAGCGAAGCACTATCCGACGGGGCAGCTTGCATCTGGACTGCCTGGTTTGTGCTGTTAAACACCGTGCACTGTGTCGCGCTGTCTGCCTGGTGCGGCGCAATGGCCACCTGTTGAGTCGCCAGAATCCCGCTATCAACTGCCGCATTGTTGACCAGAGCGTACTGGTCTCCGGTGTAGAGCGCAGGCTTGGGAGTGGGCATTGGCTGAGTGTTATAGGCTGGCATAGATCACCTCACCTGTGAGTGTACATCTTCCAGCACCAGAGGCCTAAACCAAAAAGACAGCACGTGACGAACCAGCCAAATAGCTCTCTCATGGGTACATCCTCCTACAAGTTGAGCACCAGTAGCCGTCGGCTCTCTGGAAGCCGGTGTGGCCGGTTTGGTTGCAACGTTGGGAATGAGCTTGCGCTTGCGCTACGGAAGTAAAATCCGGTATCCGAGCAAGACGATCTGACCGAAGAGTTGGTAATGTTCCGGTGGTAATGAGTGACCTTAAAAGAAGTTCAATCAGCTGCGCGCGACTCCGCTGTTCATATTCTGCCCGTGAATCCAGTTCAGCTAGCAGGTCAGCTGGCATCCGCATAGAGATCATCTTTGTATCGCTCATGAATACATTGTATCACTATTTAGGTGGCCTAGGTATGCTCGTGATGATCTGCAAGGGACCGCCACCGTCGCCAGTGATCGCCGTCTTGTCTCCGTATACCTTAGGGTCGAGTTGCCCTATCACCTTAGATAACGTCTGGACAATAAGCTGGGAGCGCTGAACATTGTCGCCAATCTCCGTCTCTTGGCCTTTAGAAGTGAGCTTTGTTTTCTCTCCTATAAGAGGAGTAAGTGCATATTTTACACGAAGATCGCTCAAAAAGTCTGCTCTCAATTTGCGCGCACGTGCGGAACGCTCACGGAACTCTGGTATCTCATCCAGCCATCTATAAATAACTCTGCGACTTGGAGTTGATAAATCCTGTCCCCGCTCGATCCGTAGATCGTCGAGAATCTCATCAATTCCTTTGATTTCCGTAGCCCATCTATCGCACAACTCCGCCGCAAGCTCACGATCATACGGTGTTGGTGGTCTGCCTGCTGGCATGAATGGATTATAGCGAGATCCCTGAATAATGCCAAACATCCCTTGACGCACTACGATAAGTGAGGTACACTACGTAGCATGATTACTCCTTCGCAAGCTGGCCGAGCCTTACGTAAGCATGGCCCAACTACTCCCCCGAAGATGCGGCCATGCCCTAAATGCGGCCTCAGCGTGTCCGCCAGGGCGATGAGATACCGCTGCCCTGCCCACATCAAACCAGCAGCAAAGAGCGTGCCTGAAAAGATTTTCAGCCCTGTAGTGATTGATCGTTAGCGTGTTTTCCACAGGCTGTGCATAATTAACAGTTGACACGCAACGTAGTGTGAGATACTCTGATTATGTACTCGATTGATGAGTACAGGAGATGAAAACCATGAAAGAAATTGCAAAGCAGCTAGAAATCAGCAAGATATTGGGAAGACTGCTGATTGAATCTCGCAATCATGGCCACGTTTACCTTCCGGTTGGATTACGCGAAGAACTCCAGCGCCTCACCCTCAAGGAATTGCAACAGACTGAATTTCATGTAAGCTAACCCGGAAGTAAATCATGCAAGGGAGGAAACAAAAAATGAAACAGAGATTCACTACAGTACATGACCGATACCAAGTGAGCGATTCATGTTGCGGCCAAGTCGAAACTGCTACCAGCCTCAAGAAAGCATCGGAGATAGCTAAGAATCACGCGGATCGCCACGCTATCGACCACGACAATACAACCACAGTCGTTACCGTCTTTGACGTAATGGCCCGACGTGATTGTCAGGACACATGGGAGTTTCCGATAGCCAACGCATACAATTGTCCACAGTGCATTGCCGACAAACTGATCTCGGAAGGGAACGTGCCCGGCGTTGAAGATTCATGCGTTGAGGAACCGGACCAGCTCACTGGAAAGCCACTCCCTGCAATCGTAGAAACCATGTTGGCGAGAATGAGTCCTGTCCAGCTAGAGTATCGCAGGTTTGACGGCCTGGCAAGCGCGGTTGACGAACTGATCCGCCATGATGAATCACGCATTGACGAAAAGCTACGCCAGTTGATTGCGGCGGCGGACGCGGAAGCGGACCGTAATGACGGCAGAGAACCTGGGGACACTAGAGACGAGGAATCTCTGGAAGATCACAACATTCAAGGACTCGGAGCCTTTCGGGACGTGTTCGATGCGGACGGTGAACAATGAAACCACCACCCGGCTTGGA